TGAAGATAGGATATAATTCGGAAGGTGAGGGTTTATATGAATTCATTTTTTCAACGGATGAAACCAATATACTTTTTGAGGATTGGTGTTGGGATTTAGTACCTGCTTGCGATAATGCATTACCACCAACAAAAGATTATGTTAGTGCAATCTTTAATTTAAAAACAAGTACGTTTGATTTATTCTGTTTACATGAAGCCGTTGATAGGGAATATATGCATGGTTATCATACCATACATGCGCTTGCTTATGAAATTGAAAAGCAAAACAACCCAGCCAATGGATTTACTCAATACGATAGTATGTTTGGAAAACAGGAAGAAGACGTACCATTATTAGTTTTTCATTACGGTATGACATTGGCAAGAGTCAAAGATTTGCTATATGCACGTAAAATTATTTTAAGAGATAAAGAGTTTATTGAAAGTTCTGCAGTGAAGTTCGAATAACTGCAGTTTCACATATGTTAGTATTTATTGTAAATATTTAAAATACAATGGCTATTGACATTAATTTAAATCTTAACGATAAAGACGATGCACCCGAACACATACCTTTAATTCCTTATGACATACAAAGAGAACGAGAAAAGGAAGCAGCAAGAAAATTAGCTGAAGGGTTACGTAAGAAGTACGGAAAGATTGAACCCATTATCGTTACAAAAGACGGTACAGAAAAAAAAGCAAGTGAATTAAATTCAGATGAACAAGAACATGAAATAGTTCGTTGTGCAACAAATCCAATATATTTTATTGAAACCTATTTAACTATCTTTGACCAAACTAAGGGTGTGGCAGGTCTTATTGTTCCATTCATATTATTCGATTTTCAGAAAAAACTTATTGAAACATATTTAGAAAATCGTTTTGTTATTGCCAATAAATATCGTCAGGCGGGTATTACTACAACAACTTGTGCATATATCGCTTGGTACATCATGTTCAATCAGAACCGAAGTGTTGCTATTGTTGCTGATAAACTTGAAACCGCACGTGATGAAATAATGAATGATGTTGTTATTTTTGTTGAAACCTGTCCTAAATGGCTTAGACCTAAAACTGGTAGAGATACTGATGAAAAATATAAAGATACTCAAAAACTAAAAAGATACGATAATGGTTCATCTTTAGGTGCTTTCAGTTCTAAGGGTCTTCGTGGTTATACTCCTACATTATTATTCTGGGATGAAACTGCATGGACAGAAAAGAGTGATGTGTTCTGGACTTCAGCAAAACCAACATTACAAACTGGTGGTGCTGCAATTATGGTTAGTACTCCTTCCGGACTCGATGCCGTTTTTTATAAAACATTTATTGGTGCAAGAAGCAATGAAAATAACTTCGTGGCTGTTGAATTATGGTGGTATAATGACCCCAGATATAATAAGAATTTAGTTTGGCTGAAAAACAAAGGCAAAGAAAATGAAATTCGTATAAATGATGAGAGTTGGGATAATGTGAAAAGAATCCAAATGGCTGATGACCTTTGGGAAGCAAGTTCTCCGTGGTTTGAAGAACAAGTTAGAGATGCAAACGGTGATATGCGAAAAATATCGCAAGAACTTTTGTGTTCATTCTTGGGTTCTGGCGACAATTTTATATCAGAAGAATATCTTCTTAGAATTCAAGAGCATGAGGTTGAAGTTCCAATTCGTCAGGAATACATGGATAGAAATATGTGGATTTGGGAAGACCCAATACCTGGCGAAGATTACATCATGGCATTAGATGCTTCTCCCGGACACGGTGAAGACAGTTCAACAATTAACATACTTAAAACCGTTGAAATTATTGAGGAAAAGTTAATTACGAAAGGCGATAAGGTTAAAAAGGTTAAAATAAAAAGACATAAAGTCGAACAAGTTGCAGAATACTATGGTAAAATCGTACCACAAATGCTTTCTGAAGTCGCATATCAATATGGAAGAAGGTATAATAATGCATATTGCGTTGTGGATATTACGGGTGGTTATGGCGTACAGAGTGTTGAGAAACTTTTGGAGTTTGGATATGAAAATGTTCATTATGCCGAAGTAACACATAAACCATCAAGAGATAGATTACAGGGTTATATTAAGAAAGGTCAAAAGGCAATGGCTGATGGAACTATTGTAAATGTTGACCTTATTCCGGGATTTTTTATCGGAAACAATCGGGCATCCGTTGTGCTTGAAATGCAGAGAGCAATTCATTTGGAAGATGTTATAATAAAATCAATCAGATTACTTAATGAGTTAAAAACCTTCGTTACTGTTCCCGGCAACAGGGTTGCCGACCACAAAAGGAGTTTTCACGATGATTCAATCATGGGATTATCGATTGGTTTATACGTTTTGAATTTTGATATGGCAAGGTATAAGCAAAGTAAAGGCGTTACCGAAAAAATGATTAATGCTATCATCACAATTAATGATATTCAGGAAATGGAAAAAAGAATGAATAGTGGTAACACAAAAACATATAAACCAATGATTTCACCTAATAGCACATCAATGCTGAATCCATATATTGCAAATGCTTGGTTATTTAAAGGCTTAGATAGGAAAAATAAAACATAGAATGTATTTATATCTGAATGACTTTTCGAAAAAATCTGAGTATTTATAAAAAAGTATAAAAAATTATAAAAAATGGCTGAAAACGAAAATAAATTAACGATATATCAACAACTTAATAAGTTAATGAATTTCGATGGGTTTGGTTTCAAAGAACAAACACCAACACTACCCCAATCGGTAAGTGCACCACCGCCCAAAGAAAATAAAATAATAATTAAAGGTAATACCCCAGAAGAAATTCATCAGAAGGGTTTGGAGTTAGAACAAAAAAAAGAACTTCAAAGTAAATTCTTTCGTACTACCGATAGAGGTTTCCAAAAAGCACTTCAGTATGAAGCAGCCAGATTACCAGCGTATATTGATTATGAGGGTATGGAATTTTATCCAATCATCTCAAGCGCATTGGATTTATTTATGGAAGAAGCCACTACTATTGGCATACACGGTAAAATGTTAAGCGTTTTTTCTAACAAAGAACGTATTAAGTCCCTATTGGAAGAATTCTTTTATGATATTGTAAACGTTAATGTTAACTTGCCATTCTGGGTAAGAAATACTGTTAAATATGGTGATAACTTTGTGTTAATTTATGGAGAAAGAAAAAAGGGTATTACACATGTAAAACAACTCGTTAATTATGAAATTGAGAGATTTGAAAGAATACAAAATGGTAAACCATTCGTAAAATTCAAAGAAAGAATGACGGGCGATGAATTTAATACATTTGAAATCGCACATTTTAGATTACTTGGTGACGATAAATATTTGCCTTACGGTTCATCCGTACTTAATAAAGTCCGTAGAGTTTTCAGACAATTAGTTATGGCTGAAGATGCAATGTTAACATATCGTATCATCAGGGCAGGTGAAAAGAAAGTATTTAAAATTGATGTTGGAAACATAGATGAAGATGATATTGAAAGTTATATCTATAAGGTTGCAACCAAGTTCAAAAAAACTGCACAAGTTGCTCCGAATGACGGTCAAATTGATTATCGTTTCAATATACTTGGTAATGATGAAGATTATTTCTTACCAGTAAGAAATGCAAATACTCAAACAGGCATTGACACACTTCCAGGTGCTCAGAACCTTGATGCTATTCAGGATATCGAATATCTTCGTGATAATTTATTCACGGGATTAGGCATACCCAAACCATTCTTGAGTTTCCAAGATGCTGCAGGTGCAGGAAAAAGTATGGCACAATACGATATCAGATTTTCAAAGAAAGTCAATCGTATACAGCAAGCAATAATTCAGGAACTCAATAAAATGGCAATGATTCATTTATATTTATTGGGTTATACTGGTGATGATTTGAAAGATTTTACATTATTACTCACAAATCCAAGTACACAGCAAGAATTATTGAAGTCTGAATTGATGCGTGATAAGGCACAAACATATACTGAATTAACTCGTGGTGAATCCGGTATTGCTGCTATGTCGCATACAAACGCAAAACGTATGATGTTTAATATGAGTGACAGAGAAATTGTTGAAGACCTTAAGCAACAGAAAATGGAAAAAGTTATTATGCAGGAACTTCAAGATTCTCCAGTTACAATTAAGAAGTCCGGTCTATTTGCAGATATTGATAAGAGATATGGTGAACCAGTTGAAGGTATGCCTTTGGGTGGTGCACAAAGTGGTGCAACTGAACAAGGCGGTATGCCAGCAGGCGGTGCACCGGGAGAGATGCCACCAATGGAAATGCCACCTCCGGGTGGAGCAGGTGCAGCAGGTGCTCCAGCACCAATTCCTGGTCTTCCAAATCAAACACCATCAGAATTGCCACCAATTGGGGCACAAGAAAGTGTTCGTGAAAGAAATGTGTTAAGCGAAGAAGAATATAATAAACAAGTCGAAAAATTAGTATTTGGAACAACGGTTGAACCGGAACGCAAAAAGGAAGCAAAACATAAGAAAGTAATAAATGAAAATAATCACAAGAACAGTGAATTAAATAAAGAAGCATTGAATATGATATCTGAAATTGATATTCTGTTGAAAGAAGGGGAAAGCATTAATACTCAACAGAAAATTATTGAGGCAGAAGATGTTGACTTTGATGATTTAGATATTCCTGGCGTTTCACATCCATAATGATAATTTAAGTGTTGATAAAAATAATCATTTGTAGTAAATTAAAGTATTTATAATAAATCGAGCAAAATCAATATGAAAAACACTAACATAGGAATAGCCAATTTAGTAGTTTCAAACAAATTAAAGGATTCTTATTTTAATCATAATATGATTGAAGAATCTAAGAAATTAACAACTGACTTTTTCGATGTTGTTAAAAGTTCGCCTATTCTACAATTAGAGTTTAAAGTTTTCAATAATCTTGAAAATAAGAACATTGATAACGAATTAATCGCTACACGTTATATTGATAACAATATTAAGTTGTTTGAGGTATATACTATCAATGAAATTGATAAAGAGCGTGAAAAACTTTATCCATTCCTTACCGAAGAAATTGAAAACAATTCTAAAAGAATCGCTTTATATGAAGCCATTGATACTCTAATCACGGAATCACTCAATGTTCCAGATAAGGTGAATGTTGATGGTATTCATGAATCATTTGAAATTGTTCTTAATCATATTAAAACGCCTAAAGTACAAACATTGGTAGAAACTCATGAAGGAATGCCAGTTAATGAAAATGTAATTGAAATTGCTATTGGTAAATTCAATGAAAAATATGATGTGCTTAATGAAAGCGATAAAAATTTGCTGAAGAAACTCATTAAATCAAATGACGAAGAAAAACAAATACTTTTCGAAGAATATAAAACTGAATGTCTAACAATATTAGAAGGAGTTAAAAAAGACAGCATTGAAGACAAGATATTAAAAACAATTCAGAAAATTAAAGAAATGAAACATAACACTAATACAATTGATGATGATATTATTGGGTTACATGACCTAAAAAAAGGATTACTTTAAAAGAAAAGAGGCTTCAAAGCCTCTTTTTTATGCACTATATGAATCAAAGAAACTTTTTTTCATCGCATTAATATCAAGATTTCCAATATATCCATTAAGTGTACCTTCAGAACTAAATTGCCACATGACCCAGTTTTGTATTCCCTTGTCTCCGGTTTTTTGCCATCCTCTTGCAACAGTAGGATTAGTTTGTTCTGGGTCTGATGTATATCCCGCATGCCATAACGGTATATTACCAAATTTAGCGGTAGTATAGTCATTAAAGAAATACCTACCGCCATAAAGCATAGTATCATATCCATGACTTTTTAATACTGCAATAAAAGTTTCTATCCATGCATCATTATTGGCAGGGATTCGTGACCAAAATTTATTATTAGGTTCATCATTTTCCATATCCAATACAAGTGGAAAATCTGGTTTTGGTAAATTTTGGGAAGTAATTGCATTCAAGAAGGTATTTGCTTGTGATGTTGCATCAGCAGTTATATCAAAAAGAGTATTAACTGCAAATTGTTGAGCATAATGATAATAGCCAATTTTAAGACCAACCCTTTTTGCTTCATTAGCATTTCTTTTTCCTCGAACATCGGGAGTATGATATGTATCCTGACTAATTTTTATAATTGCAAATTCAAGTTTCGGGTCACCAGGATTAACAATACTATTTTGAACTGCTTTTTCCCAATCAAATGCTCCCTGATGTTTAGAAACATCAATACCAAACACAGCATCTAAACCAGCAGGAGAATTACTTAATCTTGCAGTTGATATTGTAATTGCTTGTTTTCCAGTTTTTACGCCTGTTGCAGATGATGCATTGGGATTAGTATTGTTGGTATTTCCACCTCCATATCCGTAAATTACTGATGGTTGCAATACTCTTGGAATTGGGTATTTTAATATTTTTGTTCCGTAGAAACTTGTTGTCATGTTATTTGGAAGAATATTGTGCTCCACGCCTAAAATAACATATGCACCATTAAATAGTGGTACATTTTCTACTTGAAAATATTGTGTTGGCTGAATCATGGCATTACCTAATCCGGTAACAGTTGCTCTATATGACCTGTTTTCATACATATTATATAAATTCTGTCCTTTAGGTGTCGGTGCTTGTAACTTATTGTCACCAGCTAATCTTGCAAGGATTTTAATTGATTCATTAGTTTCGGGATATTCTTTACTATCTATTTTTATGTCTTTAAACATAGATTGATTTTGTTCACCAAATCTAACCCTAAATGCTCGTACCTGCCCCCAAGGAAATTCGGGATTTGTTGTTTTTTGGTTATCATCATCTGGAATTTGTGGACAATCTTGTGCGTTGAAATCACTCACACCGGGATTACTAATGTCAGTAATACCATCATCTTTAAATTGACCGCCAAATGTTTCTATGCCTGTGGGGTAACTGGATGAACCGCCCATATACATACACACATAGGCAGGTTTTGCTTTTACAGTACCAACAGTATCAACATTAAATGAGTTTT